TAAGATCATTATGCAAGAATTAGCTGATCTTATGGGCGTAGCCGCTGTTAAAACTAGCTCAAAATTAACCGGTAACCAACTAATGGCTTTCCCATTAGATAGCAACAAAGTCCGTCCTATCGTAGGTATGGGTGTTAACACTGTTGCTATGCCAAGACCAGTTTATAACTCAAACTATGAATTTGTAGTTTGGGGCGCAGTTGGTTTTGAAGTCCGCACGGATTTCGCAGGTAAAACTTGTGCACTTTACGCTTCTTAACGGAGGGCATTAACATGGCTAATGTTAAACGCGTAGTTGCTCATAAAAAATTGTATTTAGCAGTTAAAGGCAAATTAGAGCTTATTCCTGAAGGTAGCGAAATCGTTATTTCTCAGGAGCAATCCGAAGAACTAAGCCAAAAGCTGGTAACTCCAAAAGAGAGCAAAAAAGTTATTGATGAAAAACCTGAAAAGGTTGCTAAATCAAAATAACTTTGTAAAACCAGAAAGCCGCTTTCGGGCGGCTTTCTAATAATTTTTAGGGGAAACCAATGGCTAGAGTTACAATTGCAGAAGTTAGAACTATTCTGCCTACGGGGAGTATCCTAACCGATGACCAAATCACAGCAGCAATTAATGCTTCAACTTGTATTGTTGATATGGTTTACGGAAGCTGCGGATCGGACCTAACCGCAGAATGTTTAAAACAAGTTGAACTGTATTTGTCTGCGCACAATTGTGCCGTTACAGAAAACAGTTTATCTTTATCCTCAGAAACTAATCCGTCTTGCGGGGGCACAGTTACATATAGCTTTAAATTTGGCGAAGGCATAATGGGAACTCCGTTTGGCCAATTAGCCAACACTTTGTCTTCCGGTTGCTTAATGCAATTTGACAAAACCCCCGTTAATATGTTTGTTATAGGCAATTTACATTGAGCCTATTAGACAGAAACTTAGCAAAATACGGGCAAAGCATAACCCTACACAATAGAGATATTAGCCCTCCCTTGTTTGGCGAAGTAGATTTTGATGAAGAATTTACAGGTGACCAAACCGTAACGGCCATTATTAAAACCGAAAGGGGTAAAACCCTATTTGACGGCATTGCTACAGATACACCTATTACCCATCAGTTTTGCATAAAATATGTAGATGGGGTTACGGCAGAAACTTGGATTACCTTTAAAGGCCGTAAGTTTAATATAATTGACGTTGAAAACTGTTGCGAAAAAGACAACTGTCTAATACTTAGAAGCAGCGAACGTGGTTTAGGTGAGGCATCAAAAGCATGATTTTAGATAAAAACAGCCGAAGTGCTATTATTAATATTAAGTCTATTAAAAAGCTTACAAAAAGCGGTATCGAGCACGCTTTCTACACTTCTGCAGTAGGCTTACGTAAAGCTACTAGCGATGAGATTTTAATTAAGCCAAAGGGCGGAAGAACTTATACCTATAGAACGCCGTCTGGCCGCCGTAGGCGCCACGTAGCTTCTGCGCCAGGTGAAACTCATGCAAACCTTACTGGAGCGCTTAGAAGGTCGCTAGGCTATAAAGTTAACGGCGCCAATTCCCTTGAATTTGGTTATGGCGTACAAAGTAAAAGCCCTGCCCCAGACTATGCAAGTGCAATAGAATTTGGTAGCAGTAGAATAAAAGCTAGGCCCTCTTTATCTAACGGCATAAACAGCCAGGTTAGAAACTTCCAAAAGAATTTCCAAAGAGAGATAGGAAAAAGGTTAGAAGGACGGGGAGGATTAATTAAATGAGATCCTCAGATATTGTAAATCAGTTGGCTACAGTTTTACCCTCCCTTGTAGACGACTTTACGGATCAAGTCCCTGTTTCCTCTATTGTACAAAGTTCGGGTGTAGCTACAGCAACTACAAATAGCCCGCACGGTTTAATAGCAGGAAGACAAATTATTATTACTGGTGCACAAACTCCTATAGAAATTTTAAGCATTTCTCGGTTAGGCAGTATTGCAACAATGATTACCCAAACGGACCACGACATAACCGAAAACGCAGGATTTAATGTACAAATTAACGGGTCAGACCAATCGGAATTTAATGGAAGCTTTGTTTTACTTAAGGTACCAAATAGAAGAACTTTAAAATTTACCGTTTCAGATTCCGGCCCAACTAATTCTACTGGCCCAGCCCTTTTATTAAACGGCTCTAGTCCTTTTAATAACTATAACGGGTTAGTCCAAATTACGTCTACGCCTAGTGAAAACACTTTTCAGTATTTAGTTCCTAGCAATTTATATAGCCCTGCAGAGGGAGCAATAATAGCCAAATCCAATCCCCGCATTTCTGCTTCGGTAGATTTTGAAAGGCTATTAGAGGCTTATACTAAACAAGGACAAGATAAAGCGTGGCTATTTGTAGTGCTAGGCGATAGCATTGCAGATAAAAGCCGAAAGATTGAAACGGACAGCACAGATAATATCCAGTCAGGAAATTATTTCAACCAAAGGTTGGTGCAGTCTTTTTCTTTGTATTTGTTTTTACCTACTAACGAACAAATTGCAGCTAGGCAAGCACGCGACAGGTGCGAAGAATTATTAAAGCCTATTTGTAATAGCATTCTGACGTACAAATTTCCTTCGTTAGTTGAAAACAATAATAACCCGTTAATGATAACTGGCCACGGGTTTCAAACATACAATTCCGCATTTTACGTACACCAATATGCTTTTGAATGTACTTTACAAATGGGACCAACAGATGTATTTATTCCCGATATAGACGTGGCTTTCAGAGATATTTCTATAGATATGGGTATAAGTCATGGAAGTGAAAACTTAATTGCTTCAATAAACTTAGATGAAGAGCCTTTATGAAAATTAAATTGAAAATAAATAATGTTCAAAACTATTCAGGATTTGTTATAATAGACTCGGATGCATACGGCAAACCCTTGTCTAAGTTTTGGAGACAGAGATTAAAAGATGCACAAACCGACAATTGTGTCGAACCAGTACCACCTAAACCAAAACCAAAACCCAAAGCGAGGAAGGTTGAGAAATGACTATTATTAGACAGCCAAAAACAAACTTTGTGATTAGCCCTTCCTCACGGACGGCGTTAAACACAGAACAGAAAATTTTAATTGTTGGCCAAATGCTAACAGGTACAGCTACCCCGGGCCAACTAGTTCAAAATATAGCTAATGGCGGAGCGGAAGACGCTTTATTTGGCCCACGTTCAATGTTAGCAGGATTAGTTCGCGCTAACAAATCTAGAAACCAACAAGTTCAAGTTGATGCTATTCCGTTAGGCGATAACGGCACAGCTACTAAGGGTGAGATTAGTGTAATCTTTGCTGGTTCCCCAACTGAATCCGGAACACTAACGGTTATCGTTGGCTCTGAAAAAAATCATAAATATAGTATAGCTATTAGCTCAGGCGACTCGCTTACTGTTATAGGTGATGCAGTTGAAGCTGCAATCACTGCAGATCCTACTGTACAAGCTACCGCATCTAATAACGCAGGTACAGTAACTATTACCGCAGCTAATGGTGGTACTTATGGCGACAGCATTCCTGTAGAAGTTAGAGGTTCTATTGCAGGCCTGGGCAGTTCGGTTAACCTCTCTACTGTTGGCGCAACAGATCCTGTTTTAACAGGTATTTTTGACGTTATTGGCGAAACTCGCTACCAAGCGATTGTTTGGCCTTACCCTGCCGCAACAACTGAAGTGCTAAGTTTATTAGATGCACGATTTAATGCAGACGGCAAGGTTCAAGATGGCGTAGCATTTACCGCTGTTAACGATACCGTTGGTAATTTAACAACTTTAGCTAGCGGGCTTAATAGCCAATCCCTAGTTATTTTTGGAGGTAAATTAGAATCAGAAACTAATTACAAAGGCGGCGACATCGTTGAAACACCTATGATGAAAGCCTCTGCTTTTGCAGGTTATAGAGCACTAAGGCTTGACGTTGAAGGCTTTGCAGTTTCAGATTTAGTAATTAGTTCAAATGGAGCATTAGATGCTTTAGGCGGACCGGCTTTAGCTTCTAAGCCTTATTTCAATACCCCTTTTTCTGATTTA